TAAACGTTATTTAATTATTTATAATGAAAAAAATTATAAAAAAGTTAAAGAAAAAGGAACATTAGAAGAAGCAGATGAAGATAAAATAATTGTTGAAGATTTAGTTCGTGAATCAAATGATGATAAAAATCATTTATCTGATTTTATAGATTATTTTGTTACTTATGTTGATAAAAATTTAACTAAATTATTTCCACGCCCTCATGATCAACGTACAGCAGATGTTATTTTAGAATTATTTCGTAAACGTGAAAATTTAGAAATTTTTAATAAAAAAGCTATATACATTTATATTCGTGAAATGATAGATGTTGATACTTTTCAAATAACTAAAGTAATTAAAATATTAAAAAAAGTATATTATAATATATATAATGAATATTACGAAAATGGTTATATAGAATTTTAATAAAAGTATATTTATTAATAAAATATAAATATTATGGATTTTGAATCACAAATATTTGAAGGTAAAACATTTTCAGATCTTTTAAAAAATATCTACGATAATTCATCTAAAAAAGAAAAACAAATAAAGGACTTAATTTCAAGTCTTAAACCTATGGTAGTTGATACTCAATCAGCTCTTATAGTTGTTCCCTTAATCAAAGAATATTTAGATGTATCTGTTAAAAATGATGATTCATTAATTAAAATAGCAGGTATTGTTCAACGGGCTATGGCTAATTCATCAGGTGGATCTGATGATTTTGTTTTAAGTGAATCTGAAAAAGAACAATTATTAAATGCTGTTCAATCTATAGATAATGAAGTATCTAAATCTATCCCTATAAATGAAGATAAGAAATAATTTTGGTACGTTTTATTCTACATTTAGTAATAATTCAAATCAAACTTTACCTTCTAATATAGGTAGAGTATTCCATATTATTACTAGTGCTAGATCAGCCGGATATACTGATGATTCTGATATTGGTAAAGTATATATATTAGCTGATAATGCATCAAAACCTAATTTAGATCTAAATTTAACTGATTCTAAAATTACCCAAAAAGATTTAATAAATAGTGGATTAAAATTAATTTTTCCATTATTACCTAATATAATTTATCTTCCTGTTTTAGATGAATTAGTTTTATTATTTGATCTTCCTTCATTTGATTCAGGAGCTGTAGCGGGAAAAAATCAAACATATTATTTATCTACTATTAATTTATATAATAATGTTCATAATAATTCGCAAGGTATTTATAATACTGTAGAAGATACTGATCGAATTAAATTAGGTGATTATATTGAAGAATTATCTACAATTCAAAATTTAATTCCTTTTGAAGGTGATTTTATCTTAAATTCAAGATGGGGATCTGGAATTCGTTTTTCTTCTACTTTTAAATTTGATCCTGAACGACCTAATGATTTTTGGAGTTATGGAGGTAAAATAGGAGATCCTATAACTATGTTAGTTAATGGTTATAACACAATTGATAAAGAAGCTATAGGAAAAGAAGATTTATATTTAGAAAATATTAATAATGATGCTTCTTCTATTTACTTAACATCTACTCAGACATTAACTAATTTTACACCTAAAATTCTAATTACTAAAAAACCCGGTGAGTTTGGTACTTTAATTGCTCCTGATATTTATTCTAATAAATCTCAATTAGTTTTTTCATCTAATAGAATAACATTAAATTCAAATAAAGATGATATTATTTTATATGGTGCTACTAATATTGAATTAGGAGCAGGTAAAACAATTCATTTAAATGGTCAAGAACAAATTTATTTAAATGCTCCTAAAATTTATTTAGGACAAATTAATAATCAATCATTATCTAATAATTTAAATAATAATCCTCAACCTATATTATTAGGTACTAATACTCAATTATTTTTATCTGATTTATTAAAAATTCTAAATAAATTTACTTCTGATTTAACTTTATTATCAAAATCAGATTCTCAATACGCGGCCACTGCTATTGCTACTTTTGCTGCTTCTGCTCAAACTTCTTTAGATAGTTTAAGAAAAAAATTAAATAATGTTTTATCTGAAAGTACTTTTGTATCTAAATAATGGCTAATTTAAAACAAATATTAAGTAATAGTGCTAATAAAGTAACTAATAGAGCTAAAAAAATTGCTCAAGGAGTAAATAATACTATAAGTAATATTAAATCAGCAGTTGCTAAAGCGGCTCGAACTAAAGAAATATTAGAAGAAATAGTAATTTTAAAAGCAAGTTTAGTAACTATTGATATAGAATATATAGGTCAATTAAATAAATTAGATAATAAATTTAATACATCAACCACAGGAGAATATTCTTTAGAAGATTATATTTTAGATAAATTCGATACAGAAAATTACTATAATAAATTAATTGAAACTATTAATAAACAAATTTTTGATTTAAATGAAGAATTAAATAATAATACTCAAGGTTTTTTTGGTTTAAAAAAAACAGAAGCTGAAAGATTAGCTAGATTAAAAGCAGATAAAATTAGTGAAATACAAAATAATACAAAAAATAAATTAACAATACCTATTCCTAAAAGTTTTAATGATATAGTAAACACAATTAATACTATATTATCTATACTTTTTCAATTTATTTCTGTAACTAATGCTAAAATAACTGAAACAGTAGATAATGTTAATAATATTATTTCATCTGCTATTACAAAAAATGAAATTGAAACTGCAAAATTATTAAGAAATCAAGCAGTAACATTAATTAATACAAATAAACAATCTTTACAAAATGTAAATAAAATAATAAGTATAATAGAATTAATCATTCAAATATTAAATCCTATTATTAATGCTTTAAATTTTTTACCTCCTTTAGCTATTACAGGAGCAACAATTCAACTTTTACAAAAATTACAAAAAATATTAAACGATTCATCTTCTTTATTATCTACAGCTAATCTAATTACTTCTAAATTATTAGAAGATTTAATTTTTCAAGAATCAAGACTATTACAAATAAATAATATTTTAGATATTAATTTTGAAAATCTAACTTCAACGGAAATATCAGCATTAATAAATGATGCTCGTTCTGGATTAGGTTATTTAAAAGGATATGATTATAAAGGATTTAGATTTTTTATTAAAGAAGAAGAAAATCCTAATTTTGTAGTTAAAGGGAATAAACGTAGATATGCAATTGCTTTAAATAAAGATGGTAATGAAATATTAAAAAGTCAATTTTCATTTACTTTAGAACCAGATATATTAGTTGAAGAATTAAAATTAATAATAGACGAGAAAAATCTCGTGGCTTAATATTTATAATCATGAAAATAGATGTATTTAAAAAATTAATCAAAGAATCAGTCCGTGAAGTTTTACGTGAGGAGTTATCTGCTTTTCAACCTCAACCTATTCAAGAGAATAGAAATATGAATTTTACTTCACAAGATGTTGATATGGTAGCTTATAGAAAAAATTTAGCTAATATGATGGGTTTACAAACTCCTCCTATACATAATGGATATCAACAAACATCTCCAAAGGTTCAATCAACAGGAAATCCATATTTAGATATAATTGCTGAAACTGCGGCTACAATGACTCCGCAAGAATTAGCTCAAATGAGACAATATAGCGAATAATTATGCCTATACCTCAAGTAGTTAGGATTGATCCTAGAGATTTAGATAAAAATAAAGCCGTAGGAGTTAGTCTTCCGTTTAATGCTGGAGGTGTATTTAAAAGTACATATGCTACTAAAGATCAAATTAAATCTAATTTAATTAATCTTTTATTAACATATAAAGGAGAACGAATAGAAAATCCTGAATTTGGTGCCGATTTACCTCGATTAATATTTGAACAAATCACTCCAGAAACATTTGAAAAAATACAAAATCAAATAATTAATAGTGTAACTACTTATATACCTGAAATTGAATTAACTGATATAGAAATTAATCCTGATACTGATTATAATATTTTATATATCAATATTTCATATATAATAAAACTATCAGGAACTAAAGATAATATTATTATAGACTTCTCAACTTTACAATGACAACTGAGCCTAAAAATATAAATTATTTAAATAAATCATTTAGTGATTTTAAATTATCACTTCAAGATTTTGCTAAAACCTATTTTCCTAATACTTATAATGATTTTTCAGAAGCATCTCCAGGAAATATGTTTATTGAAATGGCATCATATGTTGGTGATGTTTCTTCATTTTATATTGATACTCAATTTCAAGAAAATTTTTTAAATTTAGCTAAAGAACAAGAAAGTTTATATAATTTAGCCTATTCATTTGGATATCGCCCTAAATTATCTTATGCTTCTACTACTAATATTGAAATATATCAATTACTACCTTCAGTAGGTGGTTCTCCTGATTTATCATATTCATTATTAATTCCTGCTAATACAGTAGTAACTAGTAATTCTAATTTTTCTAAATTTATAACAACTGAAGATATAGATTTTTCTCAAACTTCATCTGCTGAAATTACTTTTTATAATAATAATTATTTTTTAGCTAAAAAAACAATTCCTGTTATTTCAGCTGAAATTAAATCAACAACAGTTAATTTTTTAGGTAATAATAAATTCGTTTCTACTACTATAAATGATAATAATATTATTCAAATATTATCTGTTAGTGGTAGTGATAATTCAAAATGGTATGAAGTTCCTTATTTAGCTCAAAATATTATATTTTCATCTTCTTTAAATCCTACATCAGGAAGTGATGGAATTAATTATTTATTACAATTAAAAAATGTACCTAATCGATTTGTAACTAGAGTTAAAAATACAGGATCTATTGAATTACAATTTGGTGCTGGAGTATCTAATTATGATTCTACAATATTACCAACTCCAGAAAATATTAATTTAGGTTTAATACCTAGTGTAGGAGGTTTAGTAGATGATTATAATAAAGCCTCTGTATTTTTTTCTAAAACATATGGAGTAGCGCCTTCAGGTAGTTTAAATATTCAATATCTAGTAGGAGGTGGAATTGAATCTAATTTACCTGCTAATTCATTATCATCAATTGATACTACTAATGCTTTAAGTAATTGGTTTAAATATAATCCAGCAGATGCTGGTGTTAAAGCTATAATTATAAATAGTTTATTAGTAAATAATCCTATTCCTGCTACTGGAGGTAGAGGAGCTGATACTATTGAAGAAATTCGTTTAAATACATTAAACGCATATACAGCTCAAAATAGAGCAGTAACTAAAGAAGATTATATATTTAGAACATTAAGTTTACCTTCTCGTTATGGTAATATTGCTAAAGCATATATAACACAAGAAACTTATAATTCATTAGGTAATTTAGTTTCTGGTAATCCTTTAAGTTTAGATTTATATATTTTAGCATATAATGCAAATAAACAATTAATCCAAACTAATTCAGTATTAAAAACAAATTTAAAAACATATTTAGATGAATATAGAATGATTACTGATGCTATTAACATCAAAAATGCATTTTATATTAATATTGGAGTAAATTTTGAAATAACAGTTGATCCAAGTTATAATAATAAAGAATTATTATCTGCGTGTATATCTCAATTAAAAAATTATTTTAATATAGATGCATGGCAAATTAATCAACCTATTATTTTATCCGAAATTAATTCACTTCTAATCAAAGTTCCTGGTGTAAGATCCGTTCCTAAAATTGAAATTGTAAATAAGCAAAGCGGTGGTTATTCTCCATATGCTTATGATATTATATCAGCTACTAGAAATGGAATAATTTATCCTTCAATTGATCCAAGTATATTTGAAGTCCGTTTCCTTGATAATGACATAAATGGTAGAATAATTACATATTAATAATGGCAATTTATAAAATATTTCCTGATAAAGACGCTTCTATATATTCATTTTATCCAATAAAAAATACTGGATTAGATGAAATATTAGATTTAAGTATTTACGATTCTATAGAACAATTAGGTGAAGTATCTCGTATTCTAATATCGTTTACAAATTTAGAAATCCAAGATATTTTAACTAATAAAATAGGTTTATCTAATTATAAAGCTTATTTAAAATTATTTCTAGCTAATACTAATGAAATACCTTTAAATTATACTATATATTGTCATCCTATTTCAGGATCTTGGAATATGGGAACTGGTAGAGCAGCTAATATTCCATCTACTACAAATGGGGTAAGTTGGAAATATAGAGATAATTTAAGTGGAAGTATATTTACTTCTTCTTTTAATGGAACTACTAATGAATATACTGGAAGTAATATAGGAGGAGGAGTATGGTATACATCAAGTTATTTTACTGCTACTCAATCTTTTACATATGCTACTGATAAAGATATTGAATTAGATGTAACTAATACTATTAGCTCTAGTTTTTATCAAAATGGATTTATAATTAAACATTCTAGTTCTTTAGAATTTACAACAAATTTTCCTTTTGAAACTAAATATTTTTCAGTAGATACCCATACTATTTATCCTCCATGTTTAGAATTTAGATGGAATGATTTTATTTATAATCCTGGTTCTTTATCTACAATTATATCATCAAATCCAACAATTACATTAGCTAATAATAAAGGTGAATTCCAAATTGACTCAGTAAATCGTTTTAGAGTAAATGTAAGAGATCAATATCCTGCTAGGAGTTTTCAAACCTCTTCTGTATATTTAAATAATAAAATATTACCTACTTCATCATATTATGCTATTAAAGATATTAAAACTGATGAATTTATAATAGACTTTGATACTACATTTACAAAATTATCTTGTGATTCATCAGGTAATTATTTTGATTTATATATGAATGGTTTACAACCTGAAAGATACTATCAAGTATTAGTAAAAACAATTATAAGTGGTAGTACAATAGTAATTGAAGATAATAATTATTTTAAAGTTATACAATAATGACTCAAATATCTTTAGATAAAAGTATTTTTAATAAACAAGATTTTGAAAAAATAGTTGATACTAAATTCAAACAATTAATTAATGAAGATGTTAATGTTGAAGATACATTTACTCTTGATGATTTCTTTCAATTATATGACGAATTATTTAATCAAATTCCTAAAGAAGGAGATATAGATTCTCATCGATATATTTTAAATAAAGAAGCAGAATATTTAGGTGTTAATATAAATGATCAAACCAATATACAAGCTTTATTAGATGAAATTACTTCTTTAAGACAAGAATTATTAGGCGCTAATAAAACATTATCAGATTTAAATAAAAAATAATGGCAGATAATATAAGAATTATTGGTAATATAAATGATATTCAACGAATAAATCGTTTAAAATTAGAAGATTTAAATTTACTTAATGTACAAGTAAAAAATCAAACTTTTGGTTTTGAAAATGATTATATTGAATATTTTATATATGATGGTGGAGGAAATTTAATTGATAGTAATTATAATTATAGAAATTTTAAATTACCATCTGATTCTTATCTTACTCCTGATTTCAAATTACCTTTAATTGAAATTGATCCAACAACAGATTTACAATCTTTTGGATATATTTCGGGTCAATTTACAACCCAATATAATTTTCAAACTAAAAAAATATCATCTTCAGATTCAGAATTATTTATCAGTAGAATTTCTGAAGATAGGACTGAACTTAGTATTAAATCAACAATATTATCATCTGAAGATTTAATTAAACATGGAAATGATTTAATTAATGAATTAGAAAGTTCTTCAGAACAAAAATATTTTATATTAAATTTTTCAGATAATGTAAAAATATTAGTAGTTAATGTTGCTATTAAAGTTGAAGATTCTTCAATTTTATTAAAATTATATGAACCTTTAATCCAAAATATATTTGAAAAAGAAACATGTTGGATAACAGAAGAAATTATTGAACCGTATGTGTTTGATATAAATTTAGACACTTCTGTAATTCCTAATGATGCTCCTTTATTAAGAGGTCCTAATTTTGATATTAATATAGATGTTAAACAAAATGTAAGTACTGATTATCAAAATTATTCTTCTTTAGTTTCATCTTTAACCGGTTCATCATATCAACAAGTTTTAAACTATATGAATGATGATTCATATGATTTAAATATTGATTATACATCATTTGAAAATTTTACTCATTTTAGTTCAGCTGAAACACGTTTAAATATTTTTTATGATAAAGTAAAACAAATTGAAAATTATAATAATAATATTAATATAATTACAGGTTCTACTAATGTATTAAAAAATGAACAAACAGCTTCTATTAAATTAGAAATAGATAATATTATTAAAAATTTTGATGGATTTGAAAACTATATGTATTTTGAATCTTCATCTTATGCTTGGCCCAAAACCACTAATATAAAACCATATTATTTAGCTTCTACTAGTTCAATTAATGTAGTATCTTGGTATAATACTTATACTGGTTCTGCTATTATTTATGATGAAAATAATTTAGATCGTTTATATAATATTATTCCTAATTTTATAAAAAATGATCCAACTAATTATCAATCATATTATGATTTTGTAGATATGATTGGTCATTATTTTGATAATATATGGATTTATATTACATCAATTAATGAACTTTATAATGCTGATAATAATTTAGAAAAAGGTGTATCTAAAGATACAGTCTATAATGCTTTACAATCATTAGGTGTTAAACTTTATAATAGTAAAGGTGATGATAATTTTAGTGATTATGTTGGAGGATTAAATAGCGGAAGTACATTATTTACAGATAATTTTTCAATTACTAGTAGTTATTTAAATAATATTCCTAAAAAAGATTTATTAGCTGAAACATATAAAAGAATATACCATAATATACCTTTATTATCTAAAACTAGAGGTACATCTATCGGTTTACAAAATTTAATTAATACGTTTGGTATTACTAGTAGTATACTTAATCCTAAAGAATTTGGTGGGTCTACTAAGAAAAATAAAATTAAAGGATTTGATAATGATAAAATAACTATTCAAAATAATACCATTACGGGTAGTGTTTTATCACCATTTATTTCATTACAACAAAAATCAACTTCATCATCTGAATTTACTTCAACTGATTTACATTTTGTTGATTTATCTTTTAGTCCTCAAAATGAATTAAATACCCGATTATCAGCATCTATTGCTATTTTAGCACCTACATTTTCATTAGATGATTATATTGGTGATCCGGCTTTAATAAATTCATCATCTTATCAATTATTAATTCAACAAAATAATTATTTTATTTCAGCTAGTTCTGCTATTTCCGGTAGTGAAAAACCATTAGATTATAAAGGATTTATTGAATTAGTAAAATATTTTGATAATAGTTTATTTAAAATGCTAAAAGATTTTGTTCCTGCTAGAACAAACGCTTTAACTGGAGTAACTATCAAATCATCAGTTTTAGAAAGAAATAAAATTCCTGTTTATCATCCTAAAGTAGAAGAAAATATAGTATATGAAGCTGAATATGCTGCTCCAACTATTGAAGAGGATAAAAGTTATTACTATGATAAACTAAATGGTACTAAAACTTCATTTTATGATGGACAAATAACAGGTTCATATGTTAATGTTTATAGTTATTTTGATGATGAACATATAAATCCATATTTATTTCCTACTGAATCAATTGATATAAATTTATTTAATCATACTGATTTTAACATTACTTTAAATAATGTTTCTTCAAGTATTGTTTCTTCTATAAGACAAAAAGTAGAACCTTTATATACTACGGTTAATGGTAAAGTATTTAATACTAGTTCAACCAAATATGAGTTTATATCAGATGCTGAATTACAAGATAGCCAATTAAATTTATTAGGACATAAAAATTCTAGATATGAAGGAAGTAAATTATCAGGATTAAAATTAAATATATATTCTTCAGCTTCTTCTAATTATGGAGGTGATATAACATTTGGTAAAGAATCAGTTATTAATCATCATACTAGAAAATTAGGTTTATTTACTCAAATTCAACGAAATCCATTTTTTACTTATCCTCAACAAAATAATGTTTTTTTAAAATATCTTGTTGATGAAAGTGGTAGTTTAACTGAATTAAATAAAAAGAATAAAAATTGGGAAGAAGTACAAAATATTTTTAAATCAGGTGAGATATTAACAGTAGCTCAATTTGATAATTCTCGAAATTCTGAAACTAATGCTGTTTCTCAAAAATCAACTGATGGTGAAAAATTAATATACACTAGCGGATATTCTTATTTTCCTATATTATATAATGGTCCGTATAGTTCTAATCCTAATTCAAATTTATATTTTAATTATACTGGAGATACTTTAGCTAAACAATTTCAAATTCGTTTATTAAATGGAGGTATTATAAGTGGTAGTACACCAGGTACTGAAACTTATCCTATTGTAGGAGGTAAAATATTTAAAGCAGTTGATAAAGTAACTAATGATCCAAATAATACTCTTTATAAAGATGGTAATATTTTTTATAGTAATTTTGGAAATAATACATTTTCTACTTATAGTATTCAAGAAACGGGAGATCAAAGATTTAATTTTAAATTTACAATAAAATTAGAATTTAAATCTAATAATCAAGCAGGTTCATTTACTGCTGCTATTAAAAAAGTAGGAGATAGTACATTAGTATCTCAAACACTTTCCGCGGCCTCTGGAATTCGTTCTACTGTTAATACTAGTTTACAATTTGCTAAAATACCAGAAGGAAATCCTACTATTAGTTTACCTGCTAACACAACTATTTATGATGAAGGAGGTAATACTACTGGAGAAGTATTACCCGCAAATACTACATTATATAAAATTATAGCGGGTGCTTATCTTGATAATTTATGTAATTTATTTGGTAGTGGAGAATATTATGTAACAAATGCTTATTTTTTATCAATTGGACTTCTTTCTCCTAATTGTACTGATACTTTTCTTTTACCTACAACTGATAAAAAATTATATACATTTCCTACTAGTAATCTAATTAATTATTTAAATTTTAATTTAGATTCAGATTTTAAACCATTTACTTTAGGTGATAAAATAGCATTCGAATTAACTACAGGAAGTGTAGCTTTTACAACTAATAACTTTACTGCTTCTATTGAAAAATATGATAATTTATCAAATAATGGAATAATTTTTAGTTCAATTCAACAAAATCAAATAGGTAATAATCCTTTTGCTACTAGTAATTCAGGAGCTTCTCCTTTTATATCGGGTTCTATTTCCGGTAGTTTAGTATTAAATAGATCTTTAACTAATTTTAAAGATTATTTATTTTTACCTAGTGGAAGTGGATTTGTTCAAAATACTTTATATAATACTTATAATGATGCTTTATTTACATTCTCACCTAAAAAAGGAGATTTAATAATATTATATTATGGTCCTTCAAATTCTTATTTCGAATCAGAAATATCAGATGTTAATATTTTAAATAATCAATTAACTTTAAAATTATATTCTGATTTACCTAGTATTTTAAATAAATCAGTTTACTCTAGTTCGGATATAAGTCAATTTTTATTTTTAACTAAAGTTAAAGATGAAGCTAATATTCTTTTACAATTTAATAAAAAAGATGGTGAAACATCTATTGGTCTTATTATACCTAATAATATACATCCTGATGTATTAGATAATATAGATACTATAACTAAAGAAGTAAAGCAAAAATTAATTGATTTTGGAATTACAAATACTAACTTTTAATCAATAATTTTATAAACATATATATTTATACGAAAATAACAATAAATTATGGCAATTTTAAATAATACTACAATAACAGTAGATGCTGTATTAACCACCAAAGGACGTGAATTATTAGCACGAAATGACGGTTCTTTTCAGATTACCCAATTTTCATTAGCTGATGATGAAATCGATTATACTTTATATAATCCAACTCACCCTTCAGGTTCAGCTTTTTATGGTGAAGCTATTGAAGCCATGCCTATGATTGAAGCATTCCCTGATGAATCTCAAATTATGAGATATAAATTAGTTACTTTACCTCGTGGAACTTCAAAATTGCCTGTTATTTCTTTAGGATATGATATAATATCAGTTCGTCAAGGAGCTACATTAACTATTACTCCTCAAACATTAAATTATCTAGGAGCTACTTCAATATTTGAATCTAATGGCTATACAGCAACAATAGCAGATATTAGATTACTATCTACATTTAATGGTACTGGTATTACTTCAAATACTCCAGTAACAGATGCTAATACAACTACCGGTGCTCAATTAAGTAAATCAGTATTAGGTACTTCATTTACATTAACTGGTACTACAATTAATACATTATTTGGTACTTCAACATCTCAATTATCAACCACTATTACAGTAATTGGTAGAGATTCAGGTGCTAGAATTACTATTCCTGTAAATATAATTAAAGTAAATAACTTATAATATGTCATTTTCAAGATACGCTACTGAGGATTCAGTAATAAGTTCAGAAACCGTAGTAAGAGGAATGTGGAAAACTACTAATACAGCTAGTTTAAACACATTCTTTACTTCTAGTATTATTACTAGTCCTTATTATGTGAATGTATACGATACTTCAGCTACTTCATCCGTTCAATTTTCTATTCAATATGGTCATGTTAGTGGTTCAGGTTCAGCTCCATTAAATGCTGCTGTAGTTGGTAGAACACCAACTCGTATTAATTATGGACAATATAGAAGTTTAATCTATAATGATGAAAATTCAGCTTTTATTTTCGGAACATATACTTCTCCAGATTTTATTGCTTTAAATATTGCCCGTTCTTGTTATAAAGATGCAATTAAACCTGGTTCTTTAACTTTACAATTATCGGGTTCTGATTTTGGTAGAACAATACTTAGTTTAACAGATGATAGTGTAGTAAATGGTTCAGTTACTAATTTTATAGGTTCAAATCGTTATTATACTTTAATTTCAGGTAGTGGTGGAACTGCTGCTACTTCATTAGCTGGTGTAAGTGGTAGTTATGGTTTAATGTTTCCTGATTTAGGTGTTATTTTATTAAACCCTAAGGCACTATCTGTAAATTCAGGTTCAGGAGGTATAGCATTAAATGATATTAATGTCACTGATTCTACTAATATTGCTAATACTAGTAATTATGCTAGAATATTCGGAGTTATAAAAGGAACAACTAATAGTTTTACACTTCAATCTGAAGAAACTGTATCATCTCGTTATTTCTTCACTCGTGTAAAAAATAATGAATATAATTATACTACAAATCCTTCAATTATAAATAATAGTGGTAGTTTATTATATGATACTTTAATTAATAATCCTCAAACATATTTTACAACTGTAGGTATGTATAATGATAATAACGAATTAGTAGCTGTTGCTAAATTGTCTCGTCCATTAATTAAAGATTTTACTAAAGAAGCTTTAGTTAGAATTAAGTTAGACTATTAAAAATAATTAAATGGCTTCATTTAAAAGATTAAAACGATCGGATATAATTTCCGTTCCGTATGTAGCCAATAAAAATTGGGTTTTCGAATATTGTCCTTATCCGGAAAATGATCAAAATATAAAGATTTTGAAAGGAACTAATCTAATCAGTTCCTTTTCATCTAATCATGATCCGGTAACTCAAGGAGAATATGAGAGATTAGTTTATTCTCAAATTAATCATTTATTTTATCAACAGTATTCATCTAGTAATTTAAATTTAAATACTAGTTCATTATTGTCTTCTTTATATTATGATGGAAGTTCTCAAGTAAGAGCAACGGGTTCTTATTTTAATTATAATGAAAATTCAGGATTAAGAAAAACATTTCCTACTGGAGCTAATGAAGGTATACGTGTTTTATCTATAAGTAAAAATTTATATGGTGAACAAATTTTACCCTACGAATTTGAATTATCCTCTTCTGTTTATTATATTGAAGATGATGGTATAGGTAATTTAAGAGATACTAAAAATTCTAATGTTCATGTAGGTAATATCTTTTATGCTCATGGATTAGCAATAATAACAAATCAAGATTATCAATCAATGTGGCCTTTACCACCATTAGCTAATTATAGAGAAGTAAATTATTTAGATACTGATACTAGTAGAATTATTCCAATATCAGCATCCATAACACTTCGTAATACTAATGATATATTATTAACAGGTAGTTTAGAATTATTTAATTTTGATTACACTTTATTTACAGATAATAATAATGGTACTACTACTTTTGCTAATGTTGGCTTAGGGACATATTATACTAATTATACTTTTGATGCTACTATAAGTGGAAGTAATTGTGATGATAAAACATTAACTAGTAATGCTGGATTAATAAAAGCAATAGTTAAAAATAATTGTGACTTTGCAGTTAGTTTTACTGAATTAATACCAACTCCAACTCCAACTCCAACAGTAACAGTAACGGCAACAGCAACAACAACTACAACTGTAACTGCTACAACAACAGCAACTCCAACCGTTACTACGACCGCTACAACAACAGCAACAGCAACAGCTACAGCAACAACAACAATAACAGCTACCGCTACCGCAACAACAACTCCAACTCCTACTCCTACTATAGTAGGATACCAATTAATGAGATGTGATAATTATGATACTAATAATTATACTACCGATTTTATATCAAGTGGAGAAACTTATTTTAGTGGGGGTGGATTCTGTTATTATTCTTTAGGAGCTATTTATAGCACGAGTGGCTTAACTCAAATAATGGGAACTGTTCAAGTATGTAATTGTAATTAAAAAATAAATGAGATATTTTACTATAGCCCTTACTACAAATAATAACTCAGGACCGTTTAATATATATTACGATACTAATAATATCGCTAATTTAGTAAACGGTTCTCAAGCTATTGGTATTAGTGCTGCTAGTTTAACTAGTGGTGTGACTGTGGCTATAGAAGATTATGTAACTAATCTTGTTGTTTTAAATTTAAAAGAAACATGTGGTAGTACTGTATTTTATAATATTACATCTCCAACACCTACTCCAACTTCTACGGCAACAGCAACGGCAACAGCAACTGCAACTGCGGCTACACCAACAGCAACAGCCACTGCAACTCCAACAGCAACAGCCACTGCAACTCCAACAGCAACAGCCACTGCAACTCCAACAGTGACAGCCACTGCAACTGCAACTGCGGCTACACCAACAGCAACAGCCACTGCAACTCCAACAGCAACAGCCACTGCAACTGCAACTGCGGCTACACCAACAGCAACAGCCACTGCAACCGCCGCTACTCCAACATCAACTGCGACTGCAACCGCAACGGCAACAGCAACTTCTACTACGACTGCAACTGCAACTGAAACTGCTGCTACACCAACAGTTACAGTTACAGCTACAGCTACAGAAACAGCAACAGCTACTGCTACTGCTACTGCTACCGCAACTGCTACTGTTACGGCAACATCAACAGCAACATCAACATCAACAGCAACAGCAACAGCAACAGCAACAGCAACTGCTACCGCAACTCCAACACCAGTATATTATTATAATGCTACTAGATGTCATGATAAT